GCTGCAACACGTCCTGCGGCTTTGCCGCCCTTCGCGTAGTTCGGGTAGCGTGCCTGGATTGTATCTCGGACAATTTTCTCGGCAATGGCGTCCAGCTTCGCGTTGTGATATTCCTTAATCTTCGCGGCGTCTGGAGTCTTTGTTGACCACATGGACTTCATCTGCTTTTGGTAGATGCTGTCGCCCTCAAGGGTCTTATACAAGCGCTCCTTGATTCCGTTTCCGAGGTCAATCAACGTCTCACGCGGGAACTCTTTGAAGAAGGCCGTGTTCAAGTAACCCTTGAGATGTCCACCCAGGGCCTTGTTGTTGTACTTCTCGCAGTCTTTTCCAACGTTTTCGTTGAACTCTTTCTTCTTGCCAGCTTCCCAGTCGGCTTTTTCCTTGTTGAACTTTTCGCGCTCAGGATTGACATCATCCTTCGGAGGAGCGGCTGCGGCTGCTTGCTGTTTCTTCTCACCCTTCCACCATGCGTCCATGTCGGAGGCAATTTCTTTCAGGGTCTTCAGAGCATCAGCGTTGACGGTCTTGCCGTCTTCACCAAACAACTTTGCAACGGTGCTTCCCAATGCTGTAATGGCTCCATGGAGATTCACACCTTCCAGTGTAGCTATAACGTGGGGCTGTATCACGCTGCTGAACGCCTTGGCTTCCATGTTGGACTTCATCGCGTCGATGAATGCGGGTCCAATTTTTCCCAAGGCTGCCAGGTTTCCAGTTTCCTTCAGATCGGCAACTACGTTGTCAACCAACTTCTTGTCCCCGGCGTAAAGCAGGGCATCGGTCTCTTCGATATTAGCGATGGTGGCCTGAGCCGCTTCCCATCCCTCATGCCCACCGACTGAATCAATGAACGCCTTTGCGTCGCGCGCCTCTTGTACGGAGGGGAATTCCTTTTGGAAAGCTGCTGCACGTTCGTACGAGTTGTGCAGTTCTTTCGCAATCTTTGCGTTGGCCGGGTCAGCGTCACGCATAGCCTTCAGGGCCTTGCGTACGTTCTGCGGAGTTGAGTCAGTCTCCTTAACCTCGGTGCCTTCCTTCGTAGGGTCGGCTTTCTTTTCGGCGCCTTTCTCAGCACCCTCTTCGGCGCCCTTCTCGGCACCATCTTTGGTTTCAACCTGAGTCTCTTCTGCACCAACTTCAGGTGCGTCTAAGTCTGTAACCACATCCACTTCGGGAGTAATGGCTTCTGCGGAAGTAGCAGCGGCATCAAGCCCCGCAAAATCTAAGAGTCCTGCTTCACTCATTTTGAGTCTCTCTTTCTGAGTTCTGAGTCATTCTGAATCTGGGAGGGAGCCCTTAGGCTCCCGTTCCCATTATTACGCTTGCGGAGGTGTGGCTCCAACCGGGCCACCAGTATGTGGGGGCGGGGCTGCAGTCTGTTGCTTACCCCTCTTGAAGGCGTCAGGTAAAACTTTGGCGCCGACCTTCTGGTTAAGCTGGTCCTCTGCGTGTTGCTGGAAGTCGGCTGGGGATGCTTTGATTCCCATCTTATCCAACAACTGCACAGCCACTGGGGCCGGCATCTTATCTACTGCGGCACTAATGCTCTCGGACGGTGGCTTTGGCGGAGGGGCGTTGGCTGCTGCAATCTTCTTTGCCACGGCCATGTGTTCCGACCAGTGCATGTGAACATTCTCGTAGCCCGCTTGCTGCTTAGCGTTACCGTACTTGAACTTCTGACCTTCCGTAGAGTTCATCCAAGTGAAACACTCGTCGGCCTCTATGGCGTGAAGCTCTGATTCATCTTGTGCAACAGGAATGGTGCTCACCATCTTTGGCATCTGTTGTGCCATCGCGGTGAGTTGCATCATCTTCGCCTGTGCATCAGGAGGAACTTCGATGCCCTGCTCGATATGTTGTTTCATACCAGCAGAGGACATCTCAAGAGCGCTCTGTGCCTTAAGCACTGCAGGGTTAGGCATCGGGCCACTACGCAGAAGAATTTCAAATTCCATTTTCTGCTTAGCGACTGAAGCTGCACCAGGCACCTTGAATGCCTTCATGCGAATGCCGTCTGCAAGTGCTGGCAAGTTCGAAGGGGAGAAAAGCCATGCTTGTATTGACGGGTTATTTGCGCTCCCGTCAATCAAGGTCATCAGCTTCTGTTCACGCTGCGCCCACGACTCTGGGAATGCCGGATTCGACTCGGCGTAGCATAAAACGTTTCCACCAACAAGGTTTGCCGTGTTAACTGTAATGTTGCCTTTTCCAGGTACCGTCTGCGTGAACTTTCTGCCATCGCGGCAGTCGGCTGCGGCCACAACTGCTTGGCGGGCCGCTTCAGCAAACATATCCTGAATGTTGTTCCAGGGACATCCCACACGTTGCAATGCCTGGTCACGCTGTATGGCAATACCACCTACTGTGTCAGTGTTGGTAGACGCACCAAACAACGAAGGCAACGCTCCACTGATTTCTTCGGACAAGCTGGTGATGAACCACTTTACGAAGTCAGCGAGTGATGTCTGCGGTTGAGGTGTAGGCTCAACCATGATGTATTGCGACTCAGTTGTTAGGCCGGGCTGCGGTGTGAATGGTCCAATGCTGCCGGGAGTATTAGGCTGAGTTTTCAGGGCCTCCATGTCGAAGGCTTCCGAATTCATCCACTTCTTGGGGACTGTGCGTTTGAAGAAATCGTCCAGCAGGTCAACCCAGTCGTTGATGCGTTTTTGAATCGAGATGAGTGATGCACCCATCGACCTACGGTTTTGCCCTTTGCCTGATGTTGGGTGACCGACTACAAGGTGGTCATCCATGCTCTCGTTACGAGCGAAGGCAAATTCGGAGCCAGCCTTTGCAAACATACACCCGTTGGGGAATGCTTCCAGAAGCTCTGCTCTGTACTCGTCTGCAACACAGTCGTCTTGGAACATCGACGGCCGCATCCAGGTGTACTTCACCACCGTGTGGCGCTTAAGGGAGTCTCCCGTAACGTATGCGCCCAAGACTGCCTGGCGAACGTTTTCTCTTGCTATACGGTCCAACTCAACTTCGGAGGTACCATCGGAACCCGACTTGATTTTGTCGGCAATCCAGGGGAAGGTAGCCTTCACTATAGCCACGTCAAGGTCAAAATACAGCTGCAAAAACTGCATCTGGGAAATGTCATCAACCGCGATTGGAACCTTCGCATCGAGCTTACCGTGTGCAGTCGTTACTTCTCGTCCAAGGGGTTTTCTCTGGTTAGGTTTTAACTGACCAAAGTCCCCAATCATATCCTCGACGCCGTTTTCTCCGGTTGAAGAAGTTTCCAGCATCGCAAAATCTTCTTGTCCCTCTTGGCCTGTTGGTTCAGAAGCGGCCTGAGGGTTCTGTGCATCCTGCGGGACGGTGGGTGTGGCAGTCTCGCCTTCGAACCCGTACTTCTGTCCGTTCAACTCGTACCGTGTCCAAAGAACAACCCGGTCTTCGTTCCAGAATATTCTGGCGCAATCAACCAGTAGGGCATGCAGATTGTTGTTGCGTGACCAAATGGCTTTGAAATTCTCCGCTTCCTCAGCGGCTACGATATCTGGACCGTACTCGGGGTTTGCCGCGAAGAATTCCATCTTAGGAATCTCTCGGGACAGTGCGGCGACGATGATGTCACCCTTCGACCCATACACGTTCGTATCGTATACACCACCACCTTTTGAGGTAGCGGTTCCATATCCTGTAGCTTGACCAGGCAACTGCCAGCCACCTTGCTTGCCTCGAAGCAAGTGTTGGTAGCCCCTATCAAAGTGGCAGCTTTCCCAGGCCTGCTCAATTTCCATCCTGCGGGCAGCAACGTCTGTTCTGGTGCAAATGCCGTCAAGGGATACTAAGGCTCCCTGGGCTCCTTCGCTCAATTGCGCGAACGGCTCCGATGAATAAGGGAACGGTGCGAACACCCCAAGAGGGCTATCTTCCGGGGTCTCCGGTAGAATCTCTTCGATGCTACTGTCTTCCATGCCCGTGGGCTCGGGACTGGTTGTCGTAAAGTTTGTGTCGGCCATTGACCCTTACCCTTTCGGAGTTTACTTCTGCATTGCTTTCAAGCCTTTTGCACTCGCAATCATACGGCCAAGGCGTCCATGATGATGCCCCGCAAGTTTAGACGCAGGAATTTTTTCATCTTTTGGAATACCCAGTGCTTCATGAAGGGCTCCAGGGTGATGAATAGTAAACCCACCCTTTTTACCAAGGTCCACATGGTGTGGTTTGTCTTTCTTTCTTCCAAGGCCTATTGCCATTTTGCTTACCTACTTTAATTTCTTGAGCATTCTAGCGTGTTCTTTTTCTTCTCCACGTATATGCTTCAGAACTTTTGCTGAGGAATCATCCTCTTTGTCTTCATACTTGGCTATTCCTTTGCTGTACTCAGAAACGGCCTTGTGTTCATCTTTAATAAGAGATGCTATCTTTTTCCTACCTAAACCTAGGGACATTATTTTTTCTCCCAAAAACGACACCATGCTACAGCGTGTACTTTAACATCTCCGTTTGTAAGTTTAGGACGTTCTGATAACTGTTTCATCTTAGGTCCATCACATCCAGATTCTTCACGTTTGAAATGCTCACAGGAAAAGCAATGTTCACTCCCAGGCTTGTGTGGAACGTATCCAGTTTTTGGCTCGGGGGTGAGGTGGACAAATTTATTCTCCATCTTTCGCCTTCCGTTTATATGAAAACTTCTTAGCACGTTTGGGAAGTGCCTTGAAATCTGTGGCCGCAGACCACTCCTTCAGTCCCTTCTCGCCGCCGAACTTCTCAGGATTTGCGTAGGCAAACTTTTGTTGCTGCTTGCTAACGAATGGCATACGCCTCCTTTTACAGGGTCATTGCTACGTAAACGTCTTGACCTTGAACAGTGGCACTCGTACCGTCGTTCAATTTAACAGTCAACGATGCAACCTGTCCTGATCCACTAATGGACGATACAACGGCTGCCACACTAACTGAATCCCCTGCAACAGCAAGGGTTTTACCTGCACCAGATTCATTTCCACCGTTGAAATTGCTCTGGGCAGCAGTGATACTATTTCCACTGCCTGCCAGTTTAACTGTGACGTTGGGTGCTGATACAGATGTTACAACAGCCATGATAGTTACCTGATCATTGGCTTGAATGGATTTACCATTGCTCGATGTTCCTAAACTCATGCTGCTCTCCTTTTACGCTAGGTCGTTATCACTTTCCCAGTTTTCTTCTTCACCTTTTGCGCCTTGCTGGTCGGGATGATCCATGCGCTTCACGTCTGCTGCGGCCAGTTCTCCTCCCTGCTGAAACGCCTCAGCGGGACTATGATAAGCCTTACTTGTTTTGTGTCCGTCCTCGTGATCAGACTCTACAGTATGTTCTCCTTTTTCATGGTCTAGCGTATAGCGTACCTCATGAGCAGGACCGTGCGCCTTAACTACGTCTGCAGCAGAAGCTCCACTCTCTTGGGGCTCTGCTTTTTCGTTCTCATTATTTCCTGCGGGTTGTTCCCCAGCGTGGTAGGAATCGTAGCGTCTCTGCTTAAACACACTGGAAAATTTTTTATTCGGGTCTGTAGTACTTTGAAAACTCATGAATTTCTCCTAACCCCTGAGATGTTAAATTTTATTCCATGCCCTGGGGCGTGCTGGACATTGCTGATGCAGCGGGATTACCTTGCTCTTCATTTTCTTGGCTAGGAGCTTCTACACCGGCTAACTTTGCGCCCTCACCGTGCGCTTCTTGTGCGCTGGCATGATCACTCTCATTCACGTGTCCGTCTTCGTGCATGGTTGTCACGTGATGTTTGCCGCGCGTGTGGTCGTGATGGATATGAACCTTGTGTGCCTTGCCGTGCTCAGCAACCACAGGATGCATTTCCTGTTCGTCCTTACCCTCTTCAGCGCCTTCTTTTTCACCCATTTCAAATTCGGGCTTTTCGGCCTCTTCGTGCTTCTCGTCCATCTTCTCTTCGCCACC